GCCTTGAATTCCTTGGACGCCGGTGGCCACGTCGTTGCCGTCACCCGGGATGCGCACGTTAGACCACCAGTAATAGCCCTCGGCATCACCCTCGGCCATCAGGTACGCCGTGTGTCCTGTATCACTACCGAAGTCGGCATAATACCGGAAGGCCAGACGTTCATCATCGGACAAAACCAGCTGGTCCAGCGGCTCTGCATGATAGAAGGGGGCCACCACTACGCCGTCGAAGTCCTGATCGAAGGTCATCAGCTCCGTTTCCCCGCCGGTGGCGTCAAGGCGGTAGACCTCCACACCAAGGCTCACCTGATCGTCCATGGTCACGGCGCCGTAAGTGGTGAACACCCATGCCCCTGCCGGTATCGTACCCACGCCGGTGGCTGAGACGAACTGGTGAAGCATCACCCTGGTGTCCGCTCCGCTGGCGGTATAGGTGAAGTAGGGGTCGTCGGGATCGGTGTACAGAGCTTGCCCGTATCCCGTCAGATCGCTTTCGTCAGCGTGCAGGTACAGTACACGCCCGCCGCCAAGCAGTCGCGGATCCATGGCGCTGGTGATGTCCGCTGCCGATGGTCGCACGTTACCCCATAGCATCGAAGCAACGCGGGGAGATCCCGGGGAGTTCAGCATGCCAAGGTTATACTGGAGGTAGTCGGCATCCGCCTTCACGCGGATCCACGTGTCGGTAGCTACCAGAACGCCCTCGTTCAGCAACGGGTTACGCGGTAGTTTGGCGATCAGGTAGTAGGGGTCGTTATCGGGCAGGGTGATGATGGTCTCCGGGAATGTCCACGTGCGGCGCGGGTCGTACACATCGCCCTCGGTGATCATCTTGTCGATCTCGTATCGGGTCTTTGTCAGCGGCGCCCAGTTCAGCACCTCGACGCTCCCGGCGCCCACCTTCACCTTATTGTCGTCGCCCTGGTAGGATGTCTCCACGATCATGCCGATCACCTGGAACTGCGGAACCCCGGCATCGTAGGCAAGGGTGCGCGGGTCGGCGCTTTCGGTGCGCACATTGTCGGGGCGGAATTTCATGTCCCCGCGGTCAAATACCCGGTTGATCACCTCGGCGGTGGTCTCGTCGCTCTTTTGCGTTCCCACCTCGGTGTTAGCCTTGGTGGCATCCACGATCTTCTCCACGCGATCCAGTCGCTGGTTATACTTCTCGCGGTTGGTCAGCGGTCGGCGTTCACTCAGCGTAAGGTCGTAGCGCCTGGTCTCGTAGTCCATGGTCAGCTCCATAACGCGGTATCGCCCCGTCATGCCCAGGTCGGCGTCGATGATCTCCATGCTGTCGCCGATATTGATACCCGTGGCCCCCATTCCGCTGTTAATAAGCGTCTGGATGATGGCCGGGTCCACCACGGCGCGGTAGGTCATCTTTGGCGTGGAGTGGTCTTCAAGCCACTCGGTCGCCTCCTCTAGCAGATCTGCCTCTGCGGATGACACGTATGACGATGGCTGGTTGATGTCGTACAACTTGAAGGTGTCCCCGACGGAGATCTGGAAGTCTTCACTGGGGAAGGTCCCGGCATGCTCGTCCACGATGGGCGCCAGAAAGATATACCCCGGTCCGGAGGGGTCCGCACTGGTCACGGGATCATATTTCGAGATCTCGAACTCCATACCCGCCAGGTCACCGTCCTGCATGGCCAGCTTGGCTGGGATCCCAAGCAGGTAGGTGGAATATCCTGATGCGTCAGTCTCCGCAAGGTTGAATCCAAGGGTGGCCGTCACGCGGTACATGCCCGCAGGCCATACCTCCTTGATGGCTTCATAGGATGCGTCACCGGTGACCGGAAGAACCTGGTCGTATGCGCTCACGGTCCCGGTGAAGGCGGGGTATATCTCGTCGAAATAGACGATCTGCTCGATGCGCCCGTAGGTGGCCGTGTTCTGCTCCAGCGGGTTTCCGGGGCACACAAGGCGCTCACTGCCGTAGTCGTATTTCAGGTTCTTATTGGCCCCGAAGGCGTACAGTACCGTGCACAGCTCCTCCCGGTCCATGGCGTCGCGCTGGATCTCCCAGAAGCCCTCGCCCTTGCCGTATTCCATCGTCCATGGCCACTCCTTTTCGATGCGCTCGGCAATGGTCAGGGTCCACACTGCCGACCCGTCATATCGCCAGATGAACTCCATTTCGTAGTCCTCGCAGATGGCCACCAGAACGTCCCAGCATGACTGCGCCGAGAACTTGTGCGTCTTGCGGACTGTCGATGGTACGGCTCCGTCGGAAACGAACACCCCGGCGCTGTATCTGGCCGTGTTTGCTATCAGCCGGTCGATGATCTCCTCCAGTGTAGCGAACCAGTAGAAGTCGCCCTCAAGGCTTTCACTCAGAAAGGCGATACTGCGAAGGCGGTAGGGCTCATGCTCGAAGCGGTAATTCACCACGTATTTATTGGATGACAGCTTGCGAACCTCCGGGTCTTTGTCCAGGTAATACTTTTCCGGAAGCGTGAACGATGACGAATATACCAGGATATAATCTTCGCGCTGGAATGACGGCTTGCTGTTCAGTTCCACCTGGCATGTCGCGTATGACTCCCCGTGCATGCGCTTCACCACTTTAAGGTCGCTCCCTGCACTGATATACCCGGCATAGCTCCCTGACGGGTGCTCCGGTGTTGCAGGTCGGTAGACGGCCATGGTGATGGCATATACGCTGTCGCCCACCACCTTCAGCCGCATGGTGAAGACGCCCCCCTGGCGGCTCATCACGTAGCTGGAGCGGCGGATCACCGGAACGGCATCATGAAGGGATACGTTGTCGATAATGCACCATGGCGTCGTCAGCGATTCCAGGCCCTCGGCGCTGATGGCGGCAAAAAATGCCTGGGCCGTGCTCATGAAGGATTCGTATGTCGATGCCGTTATCCAGCACGTCAGCGTTATGTCGCGGTCTCCCTTGAGAAGGCTCGCAGCCGGTAGCCAGTACCCTTTTCCGGTCTGGTCAAGCCAGTCGTGGCCCTCGTCCGTCAGAGCCGGGAAGTCCAGAACTCCACTGGATTGCTGCACATATACGCCGTAGTCGCTAAATAGGGTGTCTCCTAATTTCCATGCCTGTGTCATACCGTTACCTCCGTGAATGCTATGGTTACCGTCACCGTCCTTTTGTTTATGTTCACCCTTGCGCCGTCACGCGCCACGGCGTAGAATGATATGTCATGCCCGCTGATATTGACCTCGTGGATGTCATTGTCGCTGATCTGGTCATGGATGATGTCCACTGCCGGGAATATCTCTGCCTCGGTCGCGAATTTCTGAATGAGCGTCACCGTGATCACGCGCGGCTCGTAGACCAGGTCTTTTGCCTGGTATCCCTGTACCTTGAGTATCTTTTTGCGGGCGGGATGGCTCATGTGTCCCGTTACGGATGAGACCTTCCATCCGTGCGTCGCTGACATGTCTACGGCGTTCCAGTTCATAAATTCTTGATGTTACGGTTCAACTCCTCCAACCGCGCGTCGATGCTGTTCAATTTCTCGTTGTTGCGGGTGTTCTTTTCGATCAGCGCCAGGTGCGTCACGGTGTCGTTGATGGCCGCCAGCTGGTTAAGCCCAGTCTCTGCCATCTGGTGCTGCGTGGTGTTCATGATGGTCAGCGTGTCGCTCATGCGTACGGCGTTATCCCGGATGGTCGTGAACGAGTATTCCAGGTCCAGGGGGATCAGCTCGCGGATGCCCTTTGTCTCAACCGTCAGGGCTACGATGGCGTCGTTCATGGTAAGGGCGTCATCAAGCGATGGCGGCAGGTTCTCGGCCAGGTTTTTCACGTATTCCTTTATCGAGAGCAGGTTTTCGCGCATGGCGTAGAACTGCCCGGCGATGATCCCGGCGGTTTCCTCGGTGATGCCCTTGACGGCACCTGTGAGCTTGTTCGTGTCCCCTTCCGTGGGTGTCTGCTCGAATATGTCCACGCCGGTGGCCTGCCGGAAGAACTCCGCTGCGGATTGTGCCGACCATATCAGGCTCTGGTATGACTCCTTCAGCGTCTTGCGCTCTTCGTCAGTCAGGGTGCCGTCCTGCATGGCGTTGTAGAACATGTCGTAGAACGCCTTCATGGACTCTCCTTCCAAAAATGACGTCATCAACGCCTTGCGCACTGCCGTCTTGAGTACGTCCTCAAAATTGTCGGCGAAGATCTCAGTGGCGGTCTTGCCTTCCTCAAATCCCTGGATGATCGTGTTGGCGATGTCGTCCTTCGAGAATCCGAGCAGCTTCTCCGCCCGCTGGTTCATCAGTTCTGAATACTGGTTATACCATTCGATAAATCCGTCGAACGCCTCCTGCTGGCTTGCCGTGAGCCCCCCCTGCATCTCCGATAACTTCTGATAGTAGGCCACGACAACAGAAAGGTCTGTGATCCCAAATACTCCGGATAGTCCCAGGGGATCCCTTGCCTTGGTGAAGTCCGTTATTTTTTTATCGAGTTCATCGAGTTGGAACTGGGTAACCAGGAACCAGTTTTTTGAGTCCATGTTCACCTTGGCGTCATTGATGCTGTTGATCAGATCCAGCACATCACGCAACTCTTCAGTTACCTTTTTCGTGTCGTTAAGTCCGCCGGAGAGCATGTCGAGGAATCCGGCCAGCATGCCCGCCCCCGCGGTGATGGCACCCATTATGTCCTTATTGTCACCGGTCAGCGCTTTTGCGAATAATGTCGCGTTCACCAGGATATCCCCCATGTCGTCGAGGGTTTCTCCCAGCGACTCGTTAAGCTCCCCCACGACCCCGGTAACCGACCGGAAGGCGCTTTCGATTTTCATTATGGATCCCGCACTGTCCGAACGTGAAACATCGAGCCCCTTCAGGAATTCGACCAGCGACTTGATCGGTCCTTCGTACTCCTTGCTCCCCAGCTTCGTGTAGAAGGCGATCTGTTTCTGCGCCCACTTGACCACGGCGCTGTATTCTGCCTTGCGGTAGCTTTCACTGTCTGCGAAGTCCTTTTCACGCAGTTTCATCTTCTCACGCACCAGCTGGGCTTCCGCTTCGATCGTCTCGCGGTAGTACTTGTCGTTCACCTTCTGCTCGGCATATTTCTGCGCCGCTTCGAGGTTCACGGCCAACTCCTGGTTGGCTGCCGCCCTGGCTTCTTCTATGCGCTGGCGGTAGTAGTCGCGCACATCCTGAAGGTCGCGTTCACGGTCGGTTGCGAACTCATCGGTGACCACCTTCCACAGTTCCGATACTTTGGCGGCGGCTTCGCGTTCGATCTGAATGCGCTTTTCCGATGCCGCGCGCTGGGCTGCGGTGATCAGCTGGTCGCTGTTGGCATTGATGATTGTCGCCTGGGCGCTGTAGTCCGTGGATCCTTCCGCGGCTTTGAGAAGTTCTGCGCGCTGGCGTTCTATGTCGGCAATCTGCTGTTTGAGCTGCAGGTTAATCTCGGCAATCTGTTTGCGGGTACCGTCCTCCATGATGGCGATACGTGCCGCTTGCGTCTGGTTCTCCAGTTCGATGAGCTTGTCGGCAAGTTCCTTCTGGGCCTTGAGTTTCTCCTCTTCGATCTTGATTTGTTCGTTTGCCGCCTTTCGTGATATGCCGGTGAGCGTTTCCAGTTTGCCGCGCAGGTCTTTGATGATGTCTTCCTGCGCCTTAATCTGGTCTTCCGTGGCCACGCTGTTGGGTTGGCGTAGTCGGTTAAGTTCCGCCTGTGCGTCGGTTATTGCCTTTGTGGTGTCGGCTATCTGCTGGCTTACGGTGCGGCTGATTTGTTCGCTGGTTTCCCCGATCTGTTCATCGGTGAGTCCGAGGGTGCGCAGGTATGCTTTGGTCTGCTCGTCTAACGATTTTGTCTTTTGTTCAAGGTTCACTTGTGCGTATGCTGCTTCATTGATACGCATCGCCAGTTTATTGGCAGTATCCGCGGTAATTTTATCGTCAGTGATGTTTTTATATATCGTAGATACTGCGCGCGATATCTCCTGTATGGTTACCGTAGCCCCGCTCTTTGCCTTTTCGGTAATGTTTCCCAGTAAATTGTCAAGCTGGCCTTCAAACTGACCTCTCTGAATGCCGCTGACCATGTCATCCATCAGGTTGGCGACCTTCTTCTTATAGTCTTCGATAGCATCTGTAACCTTGTCCTGTGCTGGTTTCAGCATTGCCTCCTTGTTTCGGGTGCTGATCGTTTCGATGATGGCAGCCGTCACTCCGCGCTGCGCCTTAGCCACCTGATCCAACGTTGATGCTTCTGTGAGCATGGCAGGTAGGTATGTACCATATTGCTGATTTACCGCTTTAATGGCATCTGCGCGTTCCTGAGTACCTTCCGTGGTCTTCTTGATGGCCTCAAACGCCTTATTAACGTTGTACGTTTCCGTTTCCAGTGAATCGGAGAACTCCGCCGCCGCCTGTGCCGCTTCGCGCTTTTTCTTGATTGACGTGGTCAGGATAGTGACGAATGCGGCGATTCCTGCGGCTGCCAGAACGTATGGGTTCAGTTTCATGGCCGTATTCAGTCCCATCTGTGCCGCCGCAGCCTTCAATGTGGCCCCGATTTGCAGTTTCTTGGTGGCGATGTCCATCACGGCGTACTTGGTGCTGATAGCCTGCCATGCCGCCACGGTCATCAGCGCCGCCTTGTATGTTCCGTAGGTGACCACCAGAACCTTGAGAATGTCGATGACCTTTTCGTAATTCTCGACAAGGCTGATGGCTGTCTTCAGAACGCTGCTGATAGCCCCTTCCTGCGACTCTCCGATCGAGTTGAACATCTGGTCGATGGCGTCCCGAAGCTTGCTCTGAAGCCCGATGATCGTCTTGGCCTGCTTGTCCATCAGGTTGGCGAAGCGCCCGCCCTCAGAACTCATGGACTTGAAGGCGTCGGCGACTTCCTGGAATCCGATGTTACCGGCGCTGACCATGTCCTGGATGGCCTGCTCGGACTTACCCAGGTTCTTGGCCAGTTCTGCGATGATAGGCACCCCGGCAACATTGAAGTCGCGGAGTTGCTTGCCTGTCAGCTTCGCCTGCGTCTTGATCTGCCCGAAGTTCAGAATCAGCCGTTCTATGGGTACCGACAGACCGGCAGATACGTCACCCAGGGATTTCAGCGTGGGGATGATCTCCTCGGCTTCGATGCCGAAGGCCAGAAGCGACTTGGCCCCTGAGGCCACCTCCTGGAGTTCGAACGGCGTTGTGGATGCCAGTTGCACCACCTCCGCCATCAGCGCATCCGAGCGCTCCTTATTCCCGAGCATGGTCTCGAAGGCCACCTCCAGCTGCTGGAACTCCCCGCGCACCTGGGCGATCTGCTTGACCATGTTGCCCGCGAAGTTGAAGGTGAAGTATCCCGCCAGCAATCCGCCGAGGTTGCGAAAGGTGCTGTCTATTCCCTTGCCCGCCTTCTCCACGTCACCCGTGAGGTTTTTTAACTGCTTGTTGATGTCGGCGATGTCGCGTTGTAGCTGCTCGCCGTTTATCCGTGCGTCGAAATATATCCCTGCCATCTGTTATTTGCTTGCGTATTTTCCGAACTTTCTGATCAGTGTGTCTGCATCTCCCGGTATGGCGTCGCGCTCCTGCGGGCTTACCTTGCGGTCGGCTTTGGCCTTGTAGTGGTAATATGGCATGTCGCGCATCTTCATCATCAGGTTGATCCAGCTCTCCTCCCACATGATTTGCCGGTGGTTGAGCATGAATGTCTTTTGTATCAGGGCGAGGGTACCCCAGAAGGTGTCACCGCCGCGGTGTTCTCCGTCGGCGTCCTTTTCCGTAGGAAGTTCATCCCCGATGTTAGTTGCATAATAAAAAAAAAGTGTTCAGCACCCATTTGCCGGTACACCAGAGCCATCAGCGTGAACAGTTCCGCCGTGCTTTCCACCCTTTTCAGCAGCAATCGCGAGAGCATCCCCGTCAGCCAGAAACGCCCAGGACGGTTCAGTATGGCCACGGCCGCCATGCGTGCTATCACCCGAAGATTGCCGCCGGTTCGCAGCATCTCGTGGATCATGTTTTCACTGTCGCTGACGTCCTTCAGCCGTGTGCTTTCCTGCGATAGGCGTACGATCGTCCCGGGTCGAAGAGGACGGATGCCCATCGGGATCATTATGCCAAAGAGCCAGCGCACCTTGAATTTTGCAGACTGGTCAAGTAGTGCCGCCCCTGCCTCTTGCTGCAGTTGCTTATCCTTGTCCGTTTCCTTTGTCATGTGTCGCATTTATAAAAAAGGCCGCCGTCATCGCTTCGGGCGGCCCTTCAATCAACCAATTAAACCAATTATGAGAAAGTATTGCATCAGGTGGTGGGGATGCGGAAGCGGTAGGGGGCCTGGTCCGTGGCGCCTGCTCCGGTGGTTTCCGGAGCCAGGGCGGTGGCTTTGACCTCCATTTCGAGCAGGTTCTCACGACCCAGTACCGAGTCGAAACGGGCAAGGCACGAAGCGCGGGGGATCTCGAAGACGATGTCATTGGTGGTGGTGATCTCCAGCGACCTTTCGATAGGCTCGACGCTTTCGGGACCGTAGTAGTAGTCTACGCCTGTTCCGGTGGCGGCGGTGCCGCCCTTCATCACGGCGATCAGGTCAGGAGTCATGTCGTAGGCCCTCCAGGTCATGGTGAGCTTTCCGGGGTCGGTAACGATCGAGTGTACGGGGGTGGTGACCTCCTCCACGTAGAACTCTGTGGTGGTGCTCTCATCCTCGGAGATCGTCAGCGAACCCTGGACGGTGTATGCCCAGGGGGTGAGATCGCCGGAGGCGGGCATCGCGAAGCCGCTGCCGGTAGCGACGACTGCGCCGTGTTTGACGGATTTTATTCCGTATAAGTATGAAGCCATATCTTACGTATTAAAGATTTTTACTTTTAAGCGGATGTTGCTGTAATGGCAACTGATAAGCGGTTCACGATGGTATTCCTGGCTCTCAAAGTCGATGTGGTAACCGATCCCGTCGGCATCCACGTCGGTGACCTCCTGCAGAAGGGTCATCAGCGTTGCGTTGCGGCACTCCAGCGTTTCTGTGTCCGGCAGGGCATTGGCCTTGTCGATGTCCGCGCAGTAGTAGTTCACATTGACGATCACCGTCTGCATGACCCCCGCCGAAATCGGCAGGGCGTTCATCACAACGTATTCGTCAGGCGTCACATTGGTAGGCTTGGTGTATTTGTACACCGGCACCTGGACGCCGTCCGCGGCTGTGAGGATGGCATATATGTAGTTGATGACCGTGTCCTGTGTCTTCATCGCATTGCTGTTTGAACCCCCGTCATGTCTACGTCAATGGCCGTTCCCTTGGCTGCTGCGAAGCGGCGCAGGCGCTGCTCCACGTTTGTAAGGGCGACCATGCCCTGGCTGGTGATCACGTTGAATCCCCGGCTTTCGAGGTAGCTGGCGTATTCCATTCCCGCGACTCCGATCAGCTGGTATCCGATGTTGACCTTTGGTACCTGCTGAAGGACGGTCATGGCCGCGCTGGTGGCCTCGGCCGGACCCTCGACCCTCCCGCGGATGATGGCCCCGTTCTGGAGGACATAATAGCCGATGGAGTTGCGAAGGTTGGTCGTGTCGTCGAGGTATTCGCCAGGGCCCCGGGGCGTATCCCCCTTCTTGCCCTTGCGCACTGCGGGGAAGGCGCTGCGGTCGATGTTGAGGTCACGTTTTGCCTGGTCCATGAACTCGGCACCGGTCAGATCCAGTCTGTTGACGATGCCGTTTTCGATGGTCTGCAGCTGACGTGCCGTTTCCGCCATTATTGCCTTCGGTGATGTGCGCAGCGTTATACCCATGACTTTGAGTTGAGCTGGTTATTTTCGTGTCGCTTCACGGTTCCCGTGTATTCCCTTCCCGCATGTGTCGTGATCGTGACCGGAGTCCCCGGCAGAATCTCGGTGGTGTGCACCGGCTGGTAGACGGTGTAGTCGTACTGGACGACCTGTCCGTCACGCGTGGTCACCGTGCCCTGCTTGCTGTTGTATTCTGCACGGCAGGTGGTGGTCAGCGTTGTCGGATCGGGTACGTACCAGTTTCCATCGAGATCCTGCGCCGGGGTTCCGGGGATCGCAAAGACTGCGGTATCGGGATATTGGGTTACCATGGATTGACGGCTTTGACTTTCGGCGCTGTGGCCCCCACGATCGGGTATCCCCATTTCTGGTACAGCGAATTGGCCAGCTTGAGCAGGTTGGCGCGGTCATTGACCGACACCGAGAACTGCCCTTCGCTGATGTTCGCCGCCGTTGCCAGAATCACGTACACATCGGCCTGCGCGAGTTCCATGGCTGACGAGTTGCCAGCGTATATCCCCGTACTGGTGATGCCCCGGTCGGTCAGTACCTTTGTGAAGGTATTGTCCGCTATGGGATAGCCTGCTGTGGTTGCTTTTATCGCTTCAAGGTTTGTCATCGCTTTCCGCTTTTATCAATTACGCCCAGGTGGCTGCATCCGCCGTGTACAGACTGAAACACTGGTCCACGTTGGCCCAGCTGGGGAAGACGTTGGCTTCGCCCTTGGTCAGGACTGCCGACGGGTTGAACTCCTTGCGGACGGAGAGAAGGACCGGGCCGCGCTTGCTCTGGATCACATCCAGCGGGCGCTCCAGTTCCTCGGCGATGGGTCCGGCGTAGAAATTACCGCACACCAGGTCGGGAAGGAAGGTGACGTGGTTTGCACTCCACGGGTCGGTGGCCGCTACGGTACCTGCGGCATTCTCGATGCCCACATAGGTGTCGATCAGAACAATCTGCGGCAGGCGCAGGGCATTCATCACGGTGTTGGCGATCTGAAGGCTCTGGTATCCCAGTACGGTGGGTTCACCCACCAGGAACTGCTTGGCGGCGCTCTGGTACTCGGTAGATGCGGTCAGAAGGTCGAAGGTGGTGGCGTTCATCAGCATATACCGAAGGTTAACGCCAATTTTGCGCCCTTCGAGCATCACGTTTTTGATGTCCGTTAAGGGCTTCATGGTGGCAGCGTTGGTTGAAGACCATACTGTGCCCACGACCTCCTTGTTGGCTGTCGGCATCCCGAAATCGATGGTCGTCTCGTTGATGATGCCCAGCGGGTTGTTGGTCACGGACAGCTTCATGGTGGTGGCGGACAGCGCCTGAAGGGCCATCCATTCCATCCGGGCCTGTACGCCGTCCCAGCAGAAGTCGAGGTCGTTGAAGTAATCTTCGATGACGGCAAGGTTGCCCTGGATCGAACGGGTGATCTGGTGTTCGAGGATCTCACGCTCTGATTTCCGGCGGGCGATGGCCACCTTGGGGATGTCGAAATATTTCACGGAAAGGGATTTCCGTCCCAGTTCCGGGGTCGTTGCGTCGTAGCTGATGATGTTCGCGGCCACGCGGTTTCCGCTGGCTCCGATGATCGTCTTGGCATCCAGTGTGTTCACGTTCTTGATGGGGAACAATGACGCCCAGTACAATTCTTCATACTGGCGGGCAGCCAGGTACTGCTCCAGTCCTGTCTGCGATACTCCGTTGATGATAGGTGATTTCATGCTGCGTCAGTGTTAATAGTTAAACGTGAGTTTTGCAAGCGCGGTCTTCTGGGTCGTGCTCAGCGGGTAGGTAAGGGCGCTCTCGCGAACGGATCCCCCGATGACATAGCTCCCTTCGGCGTTGTCGACAAGGGCCACGCCGTTACCGACGTAGATGTCGTCTTTTACCAGGGCGTAGGGCGTGTAAAGTGCGGTGGCCGTTGTGGCATCGGTGGCCACGGTCAGGACGGTGCCTTCTCCGGTTATTGACAGGTCACCGTCGAGGGCGAGTAAGTCCATGTCGCCGGAGGCGGTGATGGCCGTGATGGTCTGTGCCGTGGCTCCGTCATACACATGGTCGCCGACGGAGAACAGGTTCGGGGTGTCGATGTAGACTTTATCCGCATCGGAGGCGTCCACGATGGTCGCCGTCTTGACAAGGTAGGCCACGCGGGCCGACTTGTCAATGTAGACGGGGGTGCCTGCCGCGATGTACTCCGTGTCCGCAGGGACGTTGGATAGGTCGAAGCTCGCACCGCCGGGATAATCCTCAATCACTTGATCGAAGACTACCTTGCGTCCGGATATGGTTTCGGATGTAAGATTCATGCTTTCAAATGAATTTCGTTAAACAATCAGATTAATTTTTTACCTACTACTCCGCTGGCCACGGTCGGGTTGTTGCGTTTCTCGGCGATCATCTTGGCGATTGCCGCGTCTGCCTTCTCCCCTCCGCCTTCCTGCGGGTTATTCACGATGACCCCCTGGTTGACCAGATCCTGGCGAAAGGCGGTGTAGTCCGCTTCCAGGGACGCCACAAGGTTGTCGATGTCTGCCTCGGATTCAATGTCCAGCGAACGCCCGCGAAGGAAGGATTCCGGGATCTTCTTTTCAGCCAGCTTAGCCTTGGCTTTGCCGACGAGTGAAGTTTTGACCTCCCGTTTCTCCAGCGCCTCGAGTTTATCCATCAGGCCCTTCGCCCATGCCGGGATATCATCTCCGGGTTTCGGAGGGTCCGCAGGTTTTTGGTCTGCGGGATTGGGATCGGCGGGTTTGAGTTCCTTTCTGGTCTTCTCTACTGCACTGGTGACGCGTGCGTCGATGTCGCTCTGAAATGCCTTCAACAATGGTTCTGCCCCTGTTACGGCCGGTTCAACGCCGTTTTCTTCAGTCACGGTTTGGGCAAGGAATGCGGCCACCCCGGACAATGCTCTGTCGCCAAACCCCAGGTTGCGGTACTTGGTTTTCAGCGCTGATAAAATTTGTTCTTCCACGTGGTAGTGAATTTTAATTTGTTTGGGTAAAGATCAAGGTATAATTACGGGATTACGTGACGCGGAAGTTCATATTATGTCACGGTTCGGGATGTGTGAAAGGTTTTGCCCTAAGTGCCGGTTTCCCTGCATACACCCGGTCGATGATATTCTGGTTCTGGTTCACGAAGTAGGGCTGCTGCTTCCACCGGTCGAACTGCTCGCGGTGCTGGGCCATGTATGACTTGAAGCTATCGGGAACGTCGCCGACCTGCTGGATCTTCTGCCCGTTCTCCCATGCCTCCATCTGCTCGTCTGTCATGAATACCGGTACGTCAAAGCACATGCAGGCCGGGTGCCACCCGTGGAATGTGAATGCCTTGGGATAACGCCCCGCCAGCGCGTCGCAGATGTCTCCATTTGGCATCAATGCGGAGTGTGCGGCGCTCAGGCGCACCTCATACCCGAGGATCACCGGTGAACTGCGGTACATCTCCATGTTGGCGGCATGGTATGCCATGTTGATCTCGGTGCGGGCAAGGCGCCGGGCGTTCTGGTAGCTGGACCGGTAGACCCCGCGCCCGGGATGGTAGTCCTCCATCGGCTTGGATGGTTTGAGCACCCCCGTCAGCGGATCGCGGACGCGGCGGAATCGCCTGTCGGGCTCGTTGAGCACCTGGCGCACATCCCTGCCTATCTGGTCCGCGCTTCGTCCGGATGACAGCCCCGATTGAAGGTAGAACTCCAGCTGCTGCTGCAATCCACCGGCAAGGCTCCAGACGCGGTCACTCAGGCCCATCCCCGCTACCTTGCGGTCCAGGAACTTGCTCATGGCATCCAGGTTGCGGGCATAAGCCCCCGTGGCTGCCACATCCGCAAGTCCTGCCGCCTGCGCCCACCTCTCTATGATCCCTCCGGTACGATCTTCCGCCGCCTGCCATGAAGAGATCTGCTGTTGCTTGACGTACCCTTCAAATTCACTTACGAAGCGATCCAGTTCCTTTTTCATCAGCGCCTCGGTGGCGCGGTCACGGATCAGCACTCCCCGCGGGTCGAAGCGGTAGCGTTCCAGTAGCGGCGACACCCTGGCGATGTAACGCCGGAAGATGGCATTTACCTCGCGGTTGGCAGCCAGAAGGCGCTGGATCATCTGACGCTCTGCAAATGTGGGCTTCACCCCGCTGGGAAGTTCAATCATGGAGATAGGCGTTTACGGTGTCACGGAACTCATCGAAGGACCGGCATATCACGTACTTGTTGCCAGCATCCTCCGCAGACCTCTGCCACATTTTTTGATTTTCTGATTGTTTTCCTATTTCAGTCTTAAATTCAATACACAGAGAACCAAAACCATTTCTAGCAATAAGTAATATCATATCAGGACACCCACTGACAACACCTTCTTTTTTCAATATAGCACCAGTTATTTTATCGCGGCGTGAACCATTTGGTACTGCAAAACAAATCTGTCTCAACTTCGGGAATTGATAGTCGAACCATCTTTTACATGAACATTGAAGGGCAGATTCGTTATGTCTCATTGTGCATAT